CGCCGGTTGCAAAGTCGCCTTAGATGTGGTAAAATGAATCTAACGCTAGAATCATTTTACCAGTTGTCCTGGGGGCATTGCTTCCGGGCGGCTTTTTATTTTGCGGCGATGGTGAAATTCCGATTTATCGCCTTGTAGCCCTCGAATACTCAGCATGACCGACCGACAGCTCCGAATAATCGCATGGATCGAGGGTCACCCCGGCACATCAACGGCAGCGGTCGCCAATCATTTCGACTTTACGTGCCTGTCTGCGGCATCGGATGCCCTCGAAAGAACCGCATGGAATCTCATCTTGGCTCCTGAAATGGGAATCAGGCTCATCAAAACAATACCAGAAAACCAAAAGAAACGAGCGGCATGGAAAATATTACAGAAAAGAAGCGCGCGGGCAGACCACGAAAGCAAGTCCTGACAGAGAACATCGCCGAGCCAATCCCGAAAGCGGGCGACCCGTGCAGGGTTTGCGGCGGCACCGGTCTATTGGAGGATCATGACGAAGACGGCAACGTGACCGATATCCTCAACTGCGAATGGTGCAACGGCTCAGGCATTGAGCCAGGCGAGGATGAGATTGCAATCGAGGAAGACCGGGTTACCGACGATGACATTTTGGCAATTGCCGCCGAGGTCGGGTTTCACACTCCGGCATGGGGATTCGTCGATCCCAAAAAGATCGCGGCCGCTTGCGTCAACGTGATCGGGTCGAAGCTCATGTCTCGGGCGTTTGAGGGGAAGGGGACACGATGACTCTCCTCATTGCATTCCTCCTCATGCACCTAATCGGCGGGATCCATTGGGCTGCTCACATCGCGGTATTTGTCCTTTGGTTTCTACATTTGGCGCAACACGCTCGACGAGGTTAACCGCCACCATTCCGATCCCGTAAAGCCCGCCCTAATCCGGCGGGCTTTTTCGTGTCCTAACATCCCGCGAAAATAATTCTTGCAATGGCGATATATTAGGGGCTTTTTATCCTAATGTCAGGAATTTCCCAAGAAATGCAGCCGATGACGAGGAGCTTTGACCTTGTTCGCGCATCCGTTGACGCCGATGCACGGACGGTCGAAATGGACTTTTCCAGCGAAGCACCTGTGGATAGATGGTTCGGTCGGGAAGTCCTCGACCACAAGTCAGCGTCTGTTAGACTCGACAGGCTCAATAACAAGGCACCACTCCTGCTTGATCACGATTCCCGCAATCAGATCGGCGTTGTCGAATCTGCATCAATCAAGTCAGGCAAGGGCCGGGCCCTTGTCCGCTTCTCAAAGTCTCCTGCCGGTGAGGCAATCTTTCAGGATGTGTTAGACGGCATCCGGAACAAAGTGTCTGTCGGCTATCGCGTCCACAAAATGACTCTTTCCGAGTCCGCCAAAAACGGCAATAAAGACACCTACCGAGTCGATGACTGGGAGCCTTTTGAGGTCTCGGTCGTCTCAATCCCTGCCGACGATTCTGTCGGTGTCAGGGATGCTGCTTCAATTTTCGGCCTTCGTGCCGCTCAACTATCAACTCAAATTATTATGGAAAAGTCCGAGGCTCAAACCGAAGAAGTCCGCGCCGTTGCTCCAGCAGTCGCGCCGGAGAAACCCGCCGTTGATGTTGCGCCAGTCGTGACCCGCAGCGCCGAACAACTCGAAAACGATAAGGTCATCGAGGCCGCCCGCCTGGAAAAGCGAGCCGCTGAAATCGCCCGTCTCGAAATCGCCCGTCAAACCGAGATCCGCGAGATGGGAACCGAGTTCGACATTTCCGCCGAAGACATCAAGGACGCGCTCAAGCGAGGCGCAACAGTTGACGATTTCCGGGCGGCCATCGTCGGCAAGCTCCGCGACGGATCTGCATCCTACACTATGCCAAAAGGAACCGCAGACATTCCGGACGCAGGCGTAGGCACACGCGCTCACACCGAAAACGCATGGGGCAACGCTGCAAAGCTGGCTCTTGGCGCTCGCGGTGCCGGGCTTCAAATCCCTTCTCGCGTCCAAGTCATCAGCGAAGGGAGGAATTACCTAACTGGGAACGGTGGCGTGACATTTCACCGCTCCATGGCCGGTTCGCTCACCCTTCTCGATGTTGCCAAAAGCGACCTCGGAATCGGTTATCCTGTAATCGAGGAGGCGGTGCAGATGATTCCTGAAATCGGAATCTTCCCGACTGACACCATCATCGGTGACACTATTTCTCTTTCTGTCAGGACCACAAAGGGAACCGCATCTTTCCGCTACGCAAACGAGGGCACGACCCCCCAGAAAGCCGAGTTTGAAAGCCGCGTCTTCCAGACCGGTATCGTCTCGGAGTATATTAACGTAGACATCCAAGGCGTTCTAAATGCCTCGCGTGATCCAGGTCGCTTCCTCCTCAACCAGACCGTTGCGCGAACCAAGGACGTGCTTGAGCATGTCGCAGCGCAAAGCTGGTATGGCGGCACCGCGATGAGTTCCGACACGAAGGCACCTCCAGGCCTTCTCGCTCAGTCCTCTGCCGCTGCGACGCACGTCCTCGACGCGACAGGCTCGACCGCGAAAACGTCCGTCTGGATCCTTGAGCTTGGCCAATACAGCCTTGATCACGTTTACGGCAATGATTCGGCCTTTAGTTTCTCCGACTGGAAAGAGGTTACCCATCAAGACGCTAACGGCGATAGCCTCCGCGTTTTGCAAAACTGGATCGAGGGCAGGATCACTCCTCGACTCGCGAACAAAAACGCAGCTATCCGAGTCAAGAACGTTGGCACTGACAGCGGCAAAGGACTCACTGACATTCTGCTCGCACAAGCGTTCCAGAAGGCCCGTGAAATCGGCATGAACCCAAATGCTATATTCATGACTCCTCGGAGCCAGTCGCAGCTACAGGTTTCTCGCACGACCTACAATCCGACCGGCTCACCATCGCCGCTCCCGGAGGAGTATTTCGGCGTTCCGATCTATTCGACCATCAACCTGTCAAACGCAGAAACCGTCTAATCCTCACGAAATAATATTATGAGCACTAACATTGTAAATCGTCGCAACGCATCCGATGCGCTACTGACTGTAACCAAGGCGCTTCCTGCCGCCGGGGCCGCCGCTACCTCTGACGCTATCGAAATCGGCGGCAAGGGACCGCATCGGGAGGGCACCAAGCTCCGTGTTTCGTGGCCCGTCAACAGCGTTCTGGTCGCGACCAAAACCCTGATCATCACGCTACAGAGCAGCGCAACATCAACCCTTGCCGATGCGACCGATCCAGGTTCGACCTACACCATTACCGGCGACACTGGCTTTGCGGCCGGTTACGTCGATTTTGAGCTGGGTCAGAATGTGGCCGCATTTACCGGGTTCAAAGCCGCCGTTGAAGCTGCGGGCGGTAGCAATATCGCGACCATTCTTACCGGCGAAATCATCAAATGATCGAATCTCTGCCATCCGTTCCCGGCAAAGGTGCATTGCCGTATCGTTCCGGCGATGCACCTGATGGGGATCGCGTGACGAGGGTCAAGCGAATTCTAGCGATCATCGAAACTCTCTCCGGTAAAACGGAGGCTGTTGAGGCAATCGTCGAAGATGAGCGGGCCAATCTGAAATCTTTCCTTGCCGAAGACCACAAGAGCGGCATTGAATCGCAAGTAAAAACCCTGATCGGCAAATGAGCTACGCGAGAAACGATCAAGTCTCCGCAGTATCTGACCTGATCGCGATGGACGGCGAGGTGATCAACATCGCGGGCCGGAACTACCGGGCGCATATCGAGGTGGGGGCAAACACGATGGAGGCGTCCGAATTTGGACTACACAGCCGGGACGAAACAATCCTAGCAACAATTATCAACCGAGGAGACCCACCGAGGGAAACCGAATCGGCGATGAGGGGCGGCAAGAAATACCGCATTTCATCCATCAACAAATCAGGGGAGAAAATCCTCACACTCACATTAACGAATGACTAGCACCAAACCAGACCTTTCAACTCGAGTTGAGGATTCAATTCTTGCGGTTTTGCGTGAGGCCTTCCCCGGCGTTCGTGTCGCGTCTTATAGTGATTCTGCCGATGATCAGTTCGTATCTATCGGGGTTCGTGCGGAGTCGGGCCCTGAGAATCCTATCGGGACAAACATTTTCGACGTGGGTATTGAGGTGCAATGCAAAAACCTTTCAGGTATTCAACTCCAACTCATGAGCGCCATGATCGGCACGGCTCACGCTGCTAAAGAAACGATTGAGGCCAACGCGGGCAGGTCATTCGTCATGCCTCGCGGTCAGGCCGTCGAACTCATCGGCGCTTCTCGCGTTGTCGAAGATGAAAACTCCCGAGTCGTAACACAATCACTTTCAGCATCAATCCAACCACTCTAACACCATGCCAACTCCAACCTACGTATCTGCCGCAGACTATCAAAAAGGCGTCGCCTCCGTTGAAACCGGAATCAATATTCAAGGTTTTGAACAGAGTTGGGCCAATGAGAGAATCAACATTGAAAACAAAGCCGGTTCACCGACGGGCTTTGTGCACAACTTCCTGATCTCCAGCTCTTGCACTATCACCGGCGAGGTGAATACCGCCGCCCTTACCGGCGTTCTTGGCGTTGCTCAGGGAGTTGCGGAAACCATAGCGAACGGCATTGACGGCTACGGGGTCACCACAGGGGGCTGGTATATGAATGAAATTTCAATCAGCCAGGATCGGGGATCGCTCGCCACGGCATCTGTATCGTTTGAGAAATTTCCTGACATTGCCTAAAAATGCAAGTCACTCTAATTCCGACGCATTGCCTGCGCTTTGCCGCAGCTTGCGCCGTTTGTGGGATCGAATTAGCCGAGGGAACACCCGGCATTTCAAACACGTATTCCAAGCTCAAGAAATACGACCGCGGGGAACCTGGGGACATCCATTTTTATTTGAGCGACGGGCAGGGCGTCAACCCTCTAGCAATCGCTAAAGTATGGGCTGCGCCTGACACGGAGCTTGCCGAATCAGCGACAATCAAAGCCCGGCTCGTTGCGTGCAAGACGCCCGACGAATGGGCGAAGATCGCGGATGACATTGAAGTCCTGCACCTCACCGGAGCCGTAGCGACCATTCGCCATTTCGAGCAGGGTAAGTTTCCAATCGGATCTAAAAGCGTCTCTGACGCCGAAGAGAGATCCGCGCAAATCATGTCAGACTTCGCGGGGCTTATGCGCTCCGCAAAAAGTCGCAACGGGGCGAAGTTTGCGTCGGCATTTGACGCCAACTGGACTCCGTCAATGTTTGCATGGGTTAAGGCATGGGTCGCTCAATATCTTGAGCTCAAGGACTCGTGGAAAAGCGCCAGTAAGGCGATCAAAATTGAGCGGGATGACAGATTTCCGCTAATCATTCCGCAGGGGAAAAACTTTCAGAAACTACTAAAAAAATGGACATGAGCGAAACACTGACAATCGAAGACATCGAGCGCGAGGCAGACCCTGACATGGCCGCAATGCGAGCCACGGAGTTCAACTTTAGGGGTAAAACTCTAAACCCCGTGACGAAGCTAATTTCAAACGCGGCGAGGCTCATGAGGGCGTTTCCGTTCGGCTTTGAAATGGAGTTTGCGGGAGGAGAACAAGTTATTGCGACCGGAAACGACTTTCTCGACCGGAGCGCGATCAAAGTGATGTGGCTACTGTCAGGCGATGCGACACGGGCACGAAGGGCGGCGCTCAATCCCGATAAGGCGTTCGGCGAGGCGTTTGACTGGTGGATTGAATCCGAATGCGGATCCGGCGAATACGAAGAAGCCTTTGCGGTCATCATGCAAATCAAGGCCGACATCGACGGCGTAGAGGCAACGGTCGATTCTCACGGCGGGTCCGCTAACAGCGATACGCTGGGGGAGTGATCGGGTCAGATGCAGACTACGTTTCCACAGTAGCATCTGAGCTTCCCGGTATGCCGTGGGAATATTATGTGGACGTTCTCCCGCTCGTGATCGGGATGCAGCTCCGCAATATCTCGCTTGCGAAGATCCCGAAGGTTGAGCTTGTCACGCCGGGGCGATCAGCCAAGGCAAAGGCTCGCGAGATTCTAGGCGATTTTGCCGAGGATTGGGAGTAATGTTAGGCCATGACCAACGACTCAGTGAGAATTAGAGTGGACACCGGCGAGCTTGAACGGGCGCTGCGGGATTACATGGCTTACACGTCCAAGACGCTACCGGAGGCGGTGAATAAAATCGCTATCGACGTTGCATTTCACGCTAACCGATCGGCAAAAAGGGCAACTCCTAACAACATCAAACGAGCCGACGCCAACGGAAAACTATTCCACTCGCTCGCGGCAACCGGCGCAACGAAGTTCGGCAAGGCGGTCAAGGGCCAAGGCAATGCG